TATGGCTAGGAATTTTTATCCTGAAGTAACGCATTGGAAAGTATCGGATAACCTTGTTAGTGTTATTTTGCAAATTGACAACATGGTTACTGGGTTGATTCGTAAGTCAAAGCAAGAGCAAGGTGAACCTGTGGCGTGGTTTAGAAAAGAAAACGGAGAAAATATTTATTACGCAACAAAAGCGTGGGATGACTGTTTGCCTCTCTACACCACACCACAAACTAAAAAATGGGTAGAGTTGACTAATAATGAGCTTGTTGATTTAACAATAAAAAACGCAGGTTTTCCAATTTTGTTAGCACAAGAAATAGCAGATAAATTAAAGGATAAGAACACATGAGCATGGAAGATTACAACTTTACCAAAGCCCGTGAAGCATGGAGCAAAACACGTCCTTGGTACACCATTGATGAGTTAAATGCGTGGGCTGACAAATACCAAAATGAGCAGTGGCATAAAGCCGCAATCAGACTTGGAGAAGAGTTGTCATCTGTTGGGCCTGTTGGTTATTACGAAATGGATGCAAAAGAATGGTTTGATTGGGCGATAAATCAATTAAAGGAGAAGAACACATGACTGAAGTTGAATTTTTAAGAAAAGAGTTAGACCGTCAATTAAAAGCGGTTGATGATTTAAACAAAATGCTAAAAGATTTGAGCCAAATAACTTTTGAATCAAAAATGGATAAGTGGTTAAAAGCTAGTAAAGCTAAAGAATGGGTAAGTTTGACTGAGGAAGATTTAAAACCTATATGTGATGAGTGGAGAATTATTTATGGCGGGTGGGTGGATAACTTTGCAAAAGAAATAGAATCTAAATTAAAGGAGAAAAATTGTGAATGAAATTTTATTAGTAAGGTATGGTATATCAGAAGTTCAGACCGATGTAATCGGTGTATCTGTAGATCAGGAAGATAAATTTATCAAGTTCAGCGCAGGGGGTGCTATTAAACAAACCTTAACAGATCCATTGATGACTGATAACAACAAATCCATTGGTCAGCGCAATATTGAATGGTTGCATGAGAAGTTGGATGAGTGGATTAATAAACAATTGGAGAACACATGACACCAAAATTTACACAACTGCTCGAAAAGTGCATACTTGATGGGGTGATACTTGGTCATAAAAGGGCATACAAGCATAACACCACCCCTAGTGAATCTGATATCAACGAGTCAATTGTCAATGAGGTGCTCAACGAGTTACATGAGTGGTTCGATTTTGAAGTCAAGTCAAATAAGGAAGCGCATGATTGAAGAGGAAATGCACAAATGCACGACTTGTTCGTGCGAATTCACCGATGACGAAGGTGGTGTACAGGGTAATTTTGGAATTTTACCTATGTCATTTTGCCCAACTTGTTTATCTTGTATGTTGGATATGGCGGATCAATTGAACCCACAAGAATGGGTAGGGTTGACTTCTGGGGAAATAGAAAAAGAATGGTTTGCAATATTTGATGCCGAGCCTGGTATTGGAAAAAATATTACCAATGGTGTATTTAAATTTGCTCAAACAATAGAAGTTAAATTAAAGCAAAAAAACTATGGGTGACTTAATAGATTGGTTGCTGATATTTGCAATATTATCTTTAGCATCGACTTGGGTAGTGTTGGTATTTGCTTTTATCTTGGTAGTTTGTGGGTTTACCGAAGATTAAAATAACATTAGAAAAGAAAAAAATGAGCACAAAAGAAATTAATGCTGCGGTGGATTATTTGTATACACATGGAGCAAAGTATGCTGAAGCTAAGGCGCACCGAGTGTACATAGAAGAGTACAGAAAAAGCCAGAAAGCAATGTTAATGAAACAGGCTTTGGTTGAAGGTAGGGCTAAAACATCAGCAGCTGCGGAAGTCGAAGCATATGCAGACCCAACTTACTTACAGATCCTAGAGGCTCTAAAACAGGCTGTAGAGAACGAAGAAAAGTTTAGATGGGGGTTGATATCAGCTCAGGCAAGAATCGAGGTATGGAGGTCTACAGAGGCCAGTAACAGGGTCATGGATAGGGCGGTGTCATGAACAATAAATTGACCGCAAAAGAAAGAGAGCACATTGGACGTGTAAAAGAATTAGATTGCTCCGTATGTGGACAGTCTGGCCCGAGTGATGCTCACCACATTAAACAATCTCTACAGTACTGTGTAGTCGCACTATGTAAGAGTTGCCATCAAGGAGCAAGGATGGGATGGCATGGTGAAAAAGCAGCTTGGAAGATAGCCAAAATGGACGAGTTAGACGCATTGGAAGTAACTTTGCGCAATTTAATCCACCCAAAAACAACAAATTAACTAAAAATTAGGGTTTATCCCTACGAAATAGTTGATTAAAACCTTTACAGACTCTAATTTTCTGTTACAGTCTAGTTATTGCAACAACGCAATTAACTTAAAAAGGAATTTAAAAATGATTACAGCAACACAAGCCTCTATCCAGACAATCGCTACAGTCGAGACACTTACAAACGACATCGATGCTTTGTACGTTCTTGACCAACAAGCCAAAGTATTAGCAGAGCAAGTAAAGGCCATGAAGGACGCTATTGCCAACAAGTACGATGTAGGCACACATAAAGGCGAGTTGCACTCTGTAAGCGTTGCACTCGTAGAGGTCAAGGGCACAGTCGATTACAACGCTCTTTGTGTTGCATACGGTATCACAGAAGAGGTACTCAATACTTTCCGCAAGGAAGGTCGTGCAGACATTCGTGTATCACCAAAGAAATAAGGAGAACCACCATGTACGGATCACTAATTAACAGATTACAAGAGCGCATGGTGGTGGGTGCTCCCACCCCTACCGTAGGGATGGGGGTTACTATGCTCTCTCATACCGATAGATATCCAGGCACGATTATTAAAGTTGAGAAGTCTGGCAAAGGATTGATCGTCACAGTACAGGCAGATGATGCCAAACGTATTGACGATAATGGATTATCCGAGAGCCAAGAGTATGAGTACACGCCTAATCCTAAAGGTGTGATTTATTTTTATAAGCAGAAAGAGCCCAACACGTGTTGGACGCATGTCTATAAGAGCGCAGAAACGGGAAGATATAGGCAATCTGTGGGCGGTTTGTTTATTGGTAAGCGTGAAAAGTATTACGACTTTTCTTTTTAAAATCAAACACTAGAGAATAAACATGACAAATCAAGAAATAATGAACGAGTTTACAGATCTTACTCTTGAGAAGATCAAGCTCAAAGACCGCATCACCGAGCTCGAGATAGAGATCAGAGAGATCAAAAGCAAACAATACAAAGATCCATTGGTTATCTGGAGAGAAGGATTTGAAGATGGATCTAAGCACTACATGAACATGATTAGCGAGATGTCAGGCAAAGAATTTAAAGAATTAGCAGACGTAATATTATTTATAAGGAAACACGCATGATGCCTAAATTTATTAATTTCGTGTACGCAGTCGTATACGTTTTCGCTATTGTTGTAATGTTCATTGATGGCATGTGTTGGAGACCACACTAATTCAATGTTAGAATTTTAAACATCTAACTTTTAATTTGGGACAACCGAAATGGTAACGAAAAAAACCAAAGAACCATTATTTGATATGCCACAAGAGGTCAAGAATTGGATAGAACAGGCCAATTCTCGCCTCAAGCACATGCAGTCAGAGATAGACAGGCTGAAACAGGAAAACACTGAACTCAAGGCGTATCGTAAATTTGCAGAACACAAAATGACAAGAAGTGAAGCAGAATGAATCAAGATGACATTACAGAAGTAGAGATCAAAGAAGATCAGAGCTTGTTTAGGTGGGTTGTATGCCCTGCGCATGGGGAACATGCTGATGTGATTATTAGCTCAATAGAAGGACATGAGGGCACATGGTGTCAATTGTGTTGGCTAGAGACACTTGGCCCATCTTTGCCCTATAAAACCAAATGAACAGAATAGAATTTGGTGATAACCGCACAACCATGAAGAAGTGGATTGCGGAAGGCGTTAAAGTTCAAACTTGCGTAACGAGTCCACCTTATTATGGTTTAAGAGACTACGGCACAGGCAATTGGATTGGGGGAGGCAGTAATTGCTCTCACAAAGGAGATAGTAAATACTCAGAAAATACTATAACTGGCCACGCTAACAAAGAGTTAACGGTTGGGGATGCTATCTACAAGTCTGTATGCCTTAAATGCGGAGCCATAAGAGAAGATTTGCAACTCGGTCTAGAGGAAACGCCAGAAGAGTATGTGTCTGCGATGGTAGATGTATTTAGACACGTTAGGGATCTTTTAGAGGACGATGGGACTCTTTGGTTAAATATTGGGGATAGTTATGCATCCCAAGGTGGAAGACAAGTAGAGCAAACTGTTAGAAAGATTGATGACTATGTAAATTCAGGTCAATTGGGATCAAATGGGTCTGGGACATCTCGCAGACCTCCAGACGGCATTAAAGCTAAGGACTTGATTGGCATACCATGGATGTTGGCGTTTGCCTTGCGTGCTGACGGATGGTACCTGAGACAAGACATCATTTGGCACAAACCTAACCCTATGCCTGAATCTGTTCAGGACAGATGCACAAAATCTCACGAATATATATTTCTATTAACGAAATCACAAAAATATTATTACGATATTGATGCAATAAAAGAACAAGCAGAGCGTCCAGAAGGGCCAGGTAATAAAACACATCGTCATTCTCAAGAAGGAATTTATTTGTCTGGATCACAAAAAAATCTTGCAAAAATTGGCGCAAGTGAAACTCGAAACAAGCGAAGTGTTTGGACTATTCCTGTAAAACCATATAAAGGCGCTCATTTTGCAGTATTTCCCAGTGACCTGATAGAACCTTGCATTCTTGCAGGAGCACCAGTAGGAGGAACAGTCTTAGATCCATTTATGGGTAGCGGAACAACAGCTCAAGTAGCTCAAGACTTAGGCAGACAATACCTAGGATGCGAACTAAACCCTAAATACAAAAGCCTACAAGACAAAAGAATTGCACAAATGTCACTACAACTCGCATAAAGATACATTTTCAAATACTAGCACTTTAGTTTATACTCTCAAACTATTGTAGTTTAGATTAGTAGGAGGACAATATGCCATTAGGTAAGAAATACGGTGGGAGGGTAGCAGGAACGCCCAACAAGAGCACGAATGAGGCAAGACAGGCCATAGCTACCTTTGTTGATGGAAACGCTCATAGGCTCTCTGAGTGGCTTGATAGAGTAGCGCATGGAGATCCAGAGCACGACATAAAGCCCAACCCTGCCAAAGCGTTTGAACTGTTTCAATCAGTAGTGGAGTACCACGTACCCAAGCTAGGTCGGATGGAAGTAGCAGGAGATCCTGACGCACCTATCAGGGTAGAGGGTGAGTTCGATATCTTTGATGAGCTCCTCAAGCACTATGCGAACAGTAGACAGGCTACTGAATGAGTTCTGTAGTTGAGATACTACAGGATCCAGAGATAAGGAATAGATTTAAGAATCTAGATCCGAGGGAGCAGGTCACTTTTGAGTGGAGAGCTAAGTGGCTTAAGAAGGCGCATAAGTTTCAAATAGAACCTAGTGCTGAGTACACAATATGGACGCTACTGGGAGGAAGGGGATCAGGTAAGACTCGAACGAGTGCTGAGACTCTGGGATACTGGGCAGCGAGTGAGGCCAATACGAGATGGTTGGTCGCAGCTCCTACATCTAATGACCTGAGAAATACCTGCTTTGAAGGAGAGTCAGGATTACTATCTGTGATTCCTCCATCACTAGTAATCGATTACAACAAAAGCCTCCACCAGATTAAGTTGTGGAATGGATCGTTGATCACTGGGGTGAGCGCCTCAGAGCCAGATAGGTTTAGGGGTAATCAATACCACGGGGCTTGGCTAGATGAGTTGGCAGCTTGGGATTACATCCAAGAGTCATGGGACATGATCCAGTTTTCAGTACGTCTAATGGGTAAGCGTGGTACTAAGATAATCGTATCCACAACGCCTAAACCTAAGCCCTTGATCATGGAGTTACTAGGACGTGAGGGTGATGACGTGGTGGTGACCAGAGCCAGTACGTATGTGAATGTGGCCAATCTAGCCCCTGCGTTTCAAAAGCAAATCCTTCAGTATGAAGGGACTAAGCTAGGTAGACAAGAGATCCACGCAGAGCTTATTGATCCTGAAGAGGGATCTATCATAAACAGGGATTGGTTTAGATTGTGGCCAAACGGTAAGCCCTTTCCTAAGCTCGAGTACATCATACAGAGTTACGACTGCGCAACTTCAGACAAGGACTACAACGATCCGAGTGGATGTATAACCCTTGGCGCATTCAAGCCTATGGATGGTGGCATGTGTGTGATGGTGCTCGATTGTTGGCAAGAACATCTACAGTACCCAGATCTGCGCCCCAAAGTGATATCCGAGTTCGAAACAGTCTACGGTGAGGGCAAGGAGCGCAAGCTAGTTGACTTGATTCTGGTGGAGGACAAATCCGCAGGCATATCATTAATCCAAGACTTACAAAGGGCTCACCTACCAGTGATGCCTTACAATCCTGGCAAGGCTGATAAGGTACAAAGATTATCGATTGTTGCAAATATTATCAAAGCAGGCAGAGTATGGGTGCCAGAGTCATCAGTTCGTAAAGGTTATGTGAGAGACTGGGCAGAGGGGATGGTGAGTCAGATTTGTTCTTTCCCTGAAGGGACTGTACATGACGAGTTTGTGGACTGCATCAGTCAGGGGTTGAGGTACATGAGGGATTCAGGATGGATTAGTATTGACCCTCCACCGAGGGATGACATCGAGGAGGAAGATATCACTGACGCTGAAATCTTTAATATGCAAAAACGTGGCAATCCGTACTCAATGTAATACTAACTATCTACAATGTAATACTAAGTATTTAGTAATCGGATTACTAAGAAGAAAGTACTAAGGTGAATTATGACTGAAAAAGAAGAGACTCCAATTAACAGAACAGTCGTGAGTTGTGGAGTAAAAATAGAAACGAGTGATGACAAGTTTGAAATACTATGTCAACCCCTGAGTGATTTGTGGGAGCAACAATTACTAAAGTTACTCAAGGATTGGATACATGTCAGAAAGAAACGTGTGTCAAAGCTAGTGGACTAGTTAGATACATTTATATGATAATGATGCGATGAATAAACCCAAACCCAAGATGTCTCCTGAGCTTGAGCGATTCCTTGCGGAAAGCGCAATCAAGGAGCGTTTGTATCACGGAACGTCAAAAGATTTTAGTGAATTCAAACCTAAAAATGGCATGATATTTTTGGCGCACAAACCAGAATTTTCAAATGATTATGCTGGCTTACCTAATGAGCATAAAAAATCAACTCCAAATGTTATGCCTGTGCATGTAAACGTAAAGAACCCTTGGGACTATGAAAACCCAACGCATGTTGATGCATTACATGCAAAGTTGGCAGAGAATCCTGACATTGGGCCTGAGTTTGCCCCTTCAAAAAATAGGCTATCAAGTGGCGATTGGTCAATGATCGAAGACCCATCAGTGCAAAAAGCAATTAGAAAGTTGGGTCATGATGCCTTTTATTTAAACGAAGGCGGCTACAGAAATGTTGGCATGTTTGACCCGCGCAAAATCAAATCCGCAATAGGCAACCGTGGAACATATGATCTTAACGATCCTGACATC